GCTGAACACATTGAGGGTGCGCAGCAAGGTGATGCGTTTAACAATGTCACATCTCAGGTGTGGAACGGGGAGGAGGGGATACGTGTGATCCCTTGTTACCAATGCACCAAGTACCTTGAGTTTGTGCCGCGAGAGTTGGGCGGTGGTTTTCAAGGTGAGATTGCCGCGAATGATCCTGTCCTGACGCAAACAACACGGTCGGGGTCCAAGGAGATGTTGCCAAGCGGCAATGAACTGGTGAAGTCTGACCAGCATTTCGTGTTGATTGTAGATGATGACGGCTCTTACCAACCTGCGGTGGTAGACATGAAGTCTACTCAACTCAAGGTAAGCCGTCGTTGGAAAACGCAGATCGCCATGCAGAAAGTCAAGCATCCCAAGTCGGGTGCGATGGTTACTCCGGCGGTCTTTGCCACGGTTTGGCGTCTACGCTCTGTCGAGGAGAGCAATGACCAAGGGACTTGGAATAACTGGGCCGTTGAGAAAGAAGGCTTGGTTAAAGAGCGTGATCTGTTGCAGGAGGCAAGGCTGTTTAGACAGTCCGTTGCAGCGGGTGAAGTTAAAGCAGCACCGGAGGGTGAAACCTCCGCAACTCCGCCTTCCGATAAACGGGACAAAGACATCCCGTTTTAGGCTGCTTTAGAGGGGCGTGGGCTAGGATTCGCACTGCGAAACGCCCCTCACTTTCTCAAGGATTATCGCAATGACACAAGCTAGTAGGATGCTGGCTATCTTCGCGGGTTCGCGGGTGGCGTATGGCTCTACAAAAATAAAACGTGTGGGACGGAACGGTAAGACCGAAGCCGATAGTTGGATTGTGCGTGATCCGATTACCGAGGAGGCTATGCAGGAGCATTTAGATGGCTCATTAGGTGTTGGGTCCATACCGATAGACGAGGACAACGCATGCCGCTTTGGTTGCATTGATGTTGACGTCTACGATCTGGATCACAAGCAGCTTCAGCAAAAGATTACTAAGTTAAAGTTCCCATTGTCTCACTGCCGTTCGAAGTCGGGCGGGGCGCATTTGTATTTGTTTCTTGAGCAGCGGGAGCCAGCGGCAGTGGTGCGAGAGTTCCTGACCGAGATGTCTATTGCGTTGGGCTTCTCTGGGTCAGAGATTTTTCCCAAACAAGACACGATATTATCTGAGCAAGGGGATGTTGGTAACTTTATTAACCTGCCGTACTTCAAGGCAGAGGAGACGGTTCGATACTGCTTCGATAGCAAGGTCGAGGCGTTGGAGTTAGACGATTTCTTGGATCACGCAGAGAAGTCTGTCACCACGATAGATACTCTGGAAGCCTTGAGACTTGGGGGCAAGGAAGATTTCTTTGACGGGCCACCATGCTTGCAGCACATGTGTTCTCAGGGTGCAATCTCAAGTGATAGGAACACAACCCTCTTCAACTGTGGGGTGTACTGCCGTAAGAAATGGGCTGATGATTGGCCTCAGAAGCTAGAACAGATGAACAGGGAGCTAACAGACCAACCTCTTCCTGCTTCTGAGATGTCTGCGCTGCAGAAATCGGTAGGCAAGAAAGATTATTTCTACACTTGCAAGCAAGAGCCAATCAAAAGCTATTGTGATCCGGACGTATGCCGTACCAGAAAGTATGGTGTGGGGGACGACATGCCGGACGCGCCCAAGTTGGGCGGTCTTGTAACCATGTTGTCGGAGCCTCGCCTGCATTTCTTGGATGTGACAGGGCGTAGGGTGCAGCTATCAACAGAGCAGCTACAGAACCAGACGCTATTCCAACGGGCATGCATGGATCAGCTTAGTATTATGCCGCCCACTATGCGGCCTGCCAAGTGGCAGATGTTGATCTCTGCGTTGATGGTGAACTCCACACGCATAGAGGTTCCGGAGGAGCTAACTTACTCGGGACAGTTTAAAGATCATCTACGCATGTACTGCACCAGTAGGATACGGGCGGTACAGGCAGAAGAGGTTACGCATGGGAAGCCGTGGACCGAGGACGGGTTTACCTCGTTCATGATCGCGGGTCTCATGGAGTATTTGCGCAATCGAAACTTCACTCACTACACAAGGGCCGAGGTTACGGAAGCGTTAAAGAAGCTGAACGGTGGCAAGGATGCAGAGTACAAGCTGAACTATCGCAAGGCTGATGGAAAGAGAACAACGGCGCGTGTTTGGCGTGTGCCTGCGTTCGAGGAAACGGATGTAGAATTAGATGTAAAGGAGATTCCAAATGACATCCCCTTCTAACCGTTTGTTAAGGGTGTCTGAGGTTGCAAAGCTTTTGGGAGTATCGACCTCAACTCTCTACAAGTGGGTAAAAATGGGCCAGTTTCCACGGCCCATAATGCTTGGGCCTATGAACCCCAAGCAGCGACAGACCAAGCGTTGGGTTCTGAGCGAAGTGGAAGAATGGGTAAACGAAAGGGCTAGGGAAGATGATTACGAATAGTGAACTGATACTGGGACCGCCCGGAACTGGGAAGACATACACGTTGATGGAGCGGGTGAACGATTACTTTGAGGAGGGCGGTGCGCCCCATAGATTTGCGTTTGTTTCTTTCACTCGCAAGTCAATTCAGGAAGCGATGGAACGGGCTTGCCTGAAGTTTAACCTCAAGCCAAAGGAGTTGCCGCATTGCAGGACGTTGCATGCCACGGCGTTTCACGGGCTTGGTCTGCAGACTGCTGATGTTATGGGGGCTGATGACTACAGGAAGCTATCAGGTATCTTGCGTCTTGATCTCTTGGCGAAGGACGGGATTGATGTGGCAGACGGTCTGCCTAAGACAACACTCTCGGGGTCCGGCGCTCAGTACTTAAACATAATCGACAGGGCGCGGTCGCGTTTGGTTTCTCTTGAGCAGGAGTTCAATGACTCGGGCAACCATAGTCTTGCCTTCTCCAAGCTGGAGAATGTCGAGGCCACACTAACCAAGTACAAGACGCAGGAAGCCAAGCTAGACTTTGGGGATTTTATTTCTCGGTATGTAGAGCTTGTTATTCCTCCGGAGCTAGACGTATTGATTGTTGACGAGGCCCAAGACTTAACGCCGTCACAATGGCAGATGGTTTCAAAGATGTCGGAGCATGCCAAGCGAATCATCATTGCAGGGGATGACGATCAGGCTATCCACGAATGGACAGGCGTTGATGTAAACAAGTTTTTGTCAGCATCTAAGAAGCAGACTGTGTTGAGTCAGTCGCACCGTATGCCACGGGTAGTGCATGATTTGTCCCAACGTATTGTAAAGCGCATAGACAATCGCATCTCCAAGGAGTTCGAACCAACGGAGCGAGAGGGCAAGGTCACGTACCACATGAACTTTGAGACGGTTCCTATGTATGAGGGGTCGTGGACCTTGATGGCACGTACCAACTCCTATGCTTGGGAAATGGCAAAGCAGGTCAGGGCGTATGGATACCTGTATAGCTTTCGCGGTCGGTCAAGTGTGAGCGAAGCGGTAGCCGATGGCATTGACGTATGGCGGAAGCTGCAAGCTGGAGAGCGTGTCAGTCGCATGCGGGTTAAGGAGTTGTATAAGAACGTTCCGAAGATGGGGGACTATCGGGTTGTTAAGCGGGGTGCTACTGGGTTGTTGGATGCTGCAGCGGATGACGCTATGCTTTCATACGACGAACTTGTTTCTGAGTTTGGCTTGGTTGCTCCGATAGATCGCCCTGCCACGGACGTAATGAACCTCGGGACGGAGGACAGGTTATACATACAGTCGATTGAGGCACGAGGCGAAAGAATTACTGACACGCCTCGCATTAAAATCTCAACCATCCATGCTATGAAGGGTGGGGAGGACGAGAATTGCTTGGTGTATCTAGGGTCCACGAAGGCTTGTCTGGAAGGGAAGAACCCAGACGCGGAGCATAGGGTGTTTTATGTTGCCGTGACTAGGACCAAAGAGAACCTGCACATTCTGGAATCCGATAAGCGATACAGGTATATGTTGTGAAAAGAGATGAGGTGCTAGACAAAGCCAAGTCTCTGATATCTGGTGACAGGCAGGAGGACTACGGGGATGCAACACAATCGTTCAGGGACATTGCAGATGGGTGGAACGTCATTGTTTCTAGGGCCATTAAACAGAACGGGACATTTTCCCCTATTACTCCCACGCATGTAGCGTTGATGATGGATTGGTTAAAGACAACACGGCTGCTCAACGATACATCGCATCAAGACTCGTGGGTGGACAAGGCAGGTTACAGCGCACTGGGCGCAGAAATAGGTTTATCAAATGGCGAAAAAAGATAAGACCATAAGCTTTCTTGAGCGAATGGAAATGGATAACTTGGACCCCGATTGGAACATCCCGTTCGAGTTCCCTGATCTGACAGGCTACAAAGAAATAGCCGTGGACCTTGAGACAAGAGACCCAAACCTTACCACCCTTGGCCCCGGATGGGCTAGGGGTGACGGGAATATCGTGGGCATTGCGGTAGCAGCGGGGGATTACGCTGGCTACTTTCCTATTCGTCACCAGAACGGACACAATCTTGATCCTAAGATGACGCTGCGTTGGTTTAAAAAGCAGATGGCTACACCTCGGATTGATAAGATCATGCACAATGCAACCTATGACGCAGGTTGGCTATACGCGGAGGGCATAGAGGTACAGGGCCGGATCATCGACACGATGGTTGCCGCTCCTTTGATAGACGAGAACAGGTTTTCTTACAGCCTCAACAATCTAGGCCGCGATTGGATTGACATGCGTAAGAACGAGAAGATGTTACGCGCTGCGGCAAAGGACTTTGGCCTTGATCCTAAGTCAGAGATGTGGCGTCTGCCTCCGATGTACGTTGGTGCGTATGCAGAGCAGGACGCAATCATGACATTGAAGCTTTGGCATCGGCTCAAGATAGAGATCAGCGAACAAGACTTGGGTGCAATCTTTGATCTCGAAACGGGCCTCATACCTTTGATGTTGGAGATGCGTAAGAAAGGGGTGCGTGTTGATCTGGACAAGGCGGATCAAGCTAGGGACGGGTTACGCAAGCAAGTCAAGACGCTCAAGGAGTTTATCAAACACAAGAGCGGGGTGAAGATAGAACCGTGGGCTGCAGAGTCAGTGAAGAAAGTCTTTGAGGCTTTGGACCTATCTTATCCAAGCACGGAAACTGGCGCACCGTCCTTTACCAAACAGTACCTGTCCTCTCACCCGAACGAAGTGGCTCAGGCTATCGTAAAGCTACGCGAGTTTGACAAGGCAGACGGTACGTTTATTGAAACCATACAGCGGCACAGTCATAACGGACGCATACACTGCGAGTTCCACCAGCTACGGAGCGATGACGGAGGCACGGTAACTGGACGGTTCTCGTCCTCAAACCCAAACCTGCAGCAAATCCCTGCGCGTGATCCAGACATCAAGAAGCTGATACGAGGCTTGTTCATTCCGGAGGACGGGTGCCAGTGGGGTTCGTTTGACTATGCTAGTCAGGAGCCAAGGCTCTTGGTTCACTTTGCTGCAAGCGTGTCCGGTGTGCATAGGCATGACATGGTGGATCAGATTGTCAAAGAGTACCATTCGGGCGATGTCGATCTGCACCAGATGGTGGCAGACTTCGCAGGGATTACACGCAAGCAAGCTAAGACTGTGAACCTTGGGATCATGTATGGCATGGGAGTTGCAAAGCTGGCTGCTCAGTTATCGATCACGCCGGACGAGGCCAAGGCATTGCTGGCTACGCACCATTCGAAGGTGCCGTTTGTTAAGGGGCTTGCGGAACTGGCAAGTGTACAGGCATCCAAGCATGGTTCGATACGCACGTTGCTTGGTAGGCGGTGCCGCTTCCATCTATGGGAGCCGCGCACCTACGGGTATGAGCAGCCGCTCCCGTTGGAGGATGCACAGAAAAAGCACGGCATGAATTTACGCAGGGCGTTTACATACAAGGCACTCAACAAGTTGATCCAAGGATCAGCCGCCGACCAAACCAAACGGGCGATGTTGGATTGCTATAACGAGGGTCTGGTTCCATCGCTCACGGTGCATGACGAACTGTGCTTTTCGGTACAGGATCAGAAGCAGGCGTCACGCATTACCGAGATCATGGAGCATGGTCTTGATGACGTTCTGAAAGTACCATCCAAGGTGGATGAGGAGTTGGGTAGTAACTGGGGCGAGGTAGGGTAAACCTACTGTCCCATCCCAAGTCTTCGAGCGATGTCGATATTGCGGAAGTCCCCGAGTAGTGTGGATGGAATGAACTGACGCAAGCCTGTATCCGTTTGCTGCACTGGAGCCGCTGCAGGGGCCGTAGGAGCGGGGTTAGCTGCAACAGGAGGGGTAACCTGCAATTCTACAGGAGCGGCTTCTACAGGCACTTCTACAGGCTCCTCTGTGCGTTCAGCCAAAGGCATAAATCTTCTTTCATTCGACAGCGCGTTAAACTCTGCATATGGAGGATCATCAGTCACCCTTGCTTGTCCTTCTTGAACCTCAAGATTAATGTCTCTTATTAATTCTTTGCTTGCAAGACCCGGAGCAAACTCTCCTCGCATGATTATAGCGGCTTCTTTGCTGCCAAGCCCCGCTACCCGCACTAAGTTCTTTCGTATTTCATAATCAGACAGACCAATCTTTTTAGCCGCTTTTATGTCGGCATAAAGCTTGCTTTGATCCCGATACAAATTATTTAAGTAAGAGTTCCACGAACTTATCATCTCTTGGGACGTTGTATCGTTGTCCCTGATGGCGCGAGAAGCTGCAGTCTTGGCGCTAGAACGCAGGCTCAAATACTCTTTGCCCTTGAAATTAAAATCCTTTCGGAGATCAAGAGTGATGGGCGTAAACCCTGATATTATACGGGCCAACTCCTCTTCAGATGTGTATTGAAGTCCCTGCGAAGTGGGGGTGCCAGTAATAGAACGAACTAAACGCCCTTCTTCTAACTCACCCTTACGCTCTTCGCCAAACATCTTAACATATGCAGGTATAAATCCTCCAAGAACATGAGCTACGCCCTTAGCTACCTTATCCCCCAAGGGATCACTGTCTCTCCATATTGGAGTTCCCAATGAAGTTTTACCACCACGACCGATTGGGTTATCAGAGGGTAGGGAATCACGCAGACGTTCGAAAGCCATAGACTCAGTTCCAAACGGCTCTGCATAGGATGTCAAACCAGCCCATGCTCCCGATGCAATACGCTCCGCTGCACCCTTGTCTAGCTCACCCTTCTCAGAATATTCTCTAAGAGCCGCACGAACAGGATCGTAAACAAACGAATACGGAGCAACGTAACTCTGATCTACAAGCTGCATTTTGCCGCGTTGGTCGTTGTTCAAAACAATGAACTGATGACCCGCAGTGTATGGAGCCATCTGAGTTTGAGCCGCGTCCATCTGCTCTTGAGTTGTGCCTGTTGCTTTCATGGATGCTTGGGTTGCAGCATACGGAGCAATACCAGCAACAGAGATGTATGAGGTCAATCTCTGTGATCCAATAGCCCTCATAGAACGTTCAAGCTGTCGGGCTTGCTGCTCACCTATCTCTCGTTTTAACTGGTCAGACGCTTTAAAACTTAGTTCCTTTAAGCCCCTTGTCATGGTGTTTACAGAGTTGCGAATGTTTTCTGACGCGAACGAAGTAAAGCTACCCAAGAAGGGAACTTTGTCCAAAGCTTTCACCGCTGAACCAACACGAGAATATATTGGCATCGTGTCCTTAACAGCGTCAGCCGCAAGAACATCTAAAAACAACATGTCGCCACGAGAGTTTGTGGTGCGTTTAGCAATACCTTGATCTATCAATTCCCGTTGAACAGCAGACATCATTGCTGCGTCCTCAATATCCACAGCCTTTGAAATAGCTGTAGCATAGCGAGATCGCTCACCCAAAACACTCATGACTTTAAAGAAAGAATCAGATTCAGAATAAGTCTTTTCAAAAAACTTCATTAAAGGGATGCTGTCAAAAAGTTTGGTTGAAAATTCTCCAACCTTACCAGCAACACTCAAGTCTTTACCAACCGATTGCAACTCTTTTACAGCTTTAACCAAGAGGCTAGAGTCCCGAACTCCCATCTCGCCCATCATACGAGCCATACTTTGAACACCCTCCTCGTCCAAAGTTGCTAGATTTCCAGAATGCATTCGTGCCGCATCTACAAAATCCATGTCCCGTCCAAACAAACCGTTTGCAGCAAGCATCTGCATGTTGCCCAAGATGTTTCTTACTTGTGAGAGAGGGTTGGGAATAATAGCCAACTTCTGCACGAGACCCTTGGCTTGAACGGCTAAAGCAGCCGCCTCATTCATCGGGCTTTGACCCATACGAGCGCCAACAGATATTGCATCTGCTATTTCAGGCGCAACATACGATCCTGACAGATCGCCATACGACCCGTTAAATGTAGCAGCGTTGTCAAACTCTCCTAGTTTAACATATCCCAAAGTCTGCAGTTCTGTTTCGGCACCCTCAATACTTTCTTTGGTTGCCATGCTTCCAAAGCTGCTAGGTGCGGTGGTCGATTGCATCTCTCCGAGTTCATCTAGCTTTATGACTGAGGGCCTACCTCCACTGCGAAGTAAATCAAGTCCCACTGCCTGAGACTTTGTTAGAGCAGGGTCTTGTGCCATCTGACGATAGAACCGTAGGCCCCCGCTTGTTTGAGCAAGGTTGTCTATTGTAAAAATAAAGTTCTCTTTGAGATCGTCTCGTACACCCATTAACTTTTGTAGGTTAGGGGACGCATCCATCAGAGGCTTACGTTTAATAAACATATCATCAGCCACATCAAGAAGAGGACCGCCCAACCTTACGTTGTCTGCACGGCCTTTCTTTAAGGACTCAACCATAACTTTAGCCGCTGCCTTGGGGTCCATCCCGTGATAAACGGACTCCATACCAAGGGAACTAAACAGGGTTTTACGCGCCTCTTGCTCCAACCCTTGTTCGCTCAACCCCAAATTTTGGTTTCGAAGATTTGTTTTAATCTCGGTTAAAGCTTCTTTGTATACGGCACTGTCAGGATCAATACCCTTGGAATAAAAGCTAACAGGGTTCTCATGAACATCAAATCGTCTACGCAAGTAAACCTTCTGTGCTTTTTGATTTTTTAATATTTCGTCACGAGCTATTTCCAAAGACTCTTTCTTAGCTTGCATTGCAGCCGTGGATTGTTGTCCACCCATCCTAATAGGAATGGATCGCAGACTGCGTTCTATATCAAACAGCATATCATCTTGCATGCGAAGATTAAGGTCTAATAGTTTTTCACCAGCCCGTTGAGCTTGTTTGGAAAAACCATCTAAGGCGGTTGAGTTTCCGTTTAAAAAACTCTCCAAAGAGGACCTTGCTTCCAGAGCCTTTTGTTTTCTAAACTTAGGAAGCTTCAAGGCGTTGATGAAACTTGATGTCTCTTTATCAAATGCGTTAAAGTATTGAACCGCTTGTCTACGGGCTTCGTCGCTAGTAGATATTTCATCTTGCAGGTTTTCAAAAATCTGGCTGTCGGCACCACCGCTGGCCTTAAGATATTTGTTAAACCCTTTGCCAATTCCCTCACCAATACGGGTGCTTCCTAGATAATTAGAAGCCATCGTAAAAGCATTTGTTGTAGCTCGACCCACTGCAGACACGGCATCACCAACCACAGGAAGAGAACCCACTCCTCGAACGGTTGCGCCAACCACAGGAAGAGCAGTATCAAAAGCTAGGCTCAAGATTCCGCTTTCTGTGCCTCGACGTAACTTGTTGCGTAACCGACGAGAGGCTTCTTCGCGTCCTTCTAATCCAACGTCAGATTCTGTTCGCAAGAAATCTGGCAACACATCATAGGTGTCCGATAATGTTGCTCTGTTAGATGGTGTGATTAAAGTCTCATATGCTAAAACGGTTCCTGCGGTAGCTGCAGCTAGTTTCTTTTTACTTCCAAGCAAAGCTTTCGCTGTTTTAGTATTAGCAAGTTTATCAGCGGATTTAAAAAGACCACTTTTTGGAACCGGTATTTTTTTCCCTGCTTTTAATAGTTTCACACCTTGATTGATCCGGCCTAACACTATCAAAGGTGGCAATACACCTATCCCAAACGCTACTAATTCTTCAGTTATTTTTCCCGAAGAGGTATAAGGGTTTAAATCATTTTCATCTCTAAACTCTTTAAAAAATCTAGTAACTTCAGGCGCGGAGTTTGTATCAAAAGCAAAATCAAAAACCAAAGCCGCATCTTCAGAAATACCTTCAGCCATCAAGACAGGCGCAGCCTTAATGCCCCGACCTATTCCAGTAAAGGCAGATTCGGTCATGCCTTTTTCAATGGCTAAAGACTGATCTCTTAAATCAAAAGCTAACTCTTTGTCCCCTGCTTCATATGCAGCAATAGCTTGAGCTTTTAACTCCTCAAACTTCTTAGCTTCAAGAGCGTCATCTCTTATTTTAAAAGCACGTTCCTTGTCTCCTGCTTCATACGCCTCAATAGAAGCATCTTTTAATTCAGAGAAACTGAGCATCACTTCAGGCCCTCATACAAGTCTTTTTCAGCTTTACTCGGCCCTGATTTATCATCTTTAACAGCAGAAGGACTTATACCAAAATAAGTATTATACCTATCAATTTGAGCCTGACTGTAATTGTTCTCTCTTGCTAATTTTTCAAAGTACTCCAAGAGAGTGATGCCCTTTGGTTTTTTAATCCCTTCGTTTGAAAAGCCGTCTTGAGCAGTTTCAAAGATTCTTCCTAACCCCCTATACTCTCCCATTTTCTTATAACCTAAGTTATCTAAATCAAATCTAAATTGCGCTGCATCGTTAGTAGCGACCAACCGTGCATCAATTAACTCAAGTTGAGTTTTTTTATCTCGACCCTCTTTATCAAGAGCTAACTGCTGCGCATCACGTTTTGCAATGCGGTCTGCAGCCATCTCAAAGCCTTTGAGACCGATGGTGTCATCACGCTTCTTGCGGGTGGCGCGGTCTTGGATCGCGGCCTTAGCACCGATCTGCAAGGCATCACCGATATTGGTCAGGGCATTCGAGGACTTGCCCGACATCAACGCTGCACCCATAAGCATGAACAACTCGCCCTTACGCGCAGCCTTGTCCTCGTCCGACTCTCCAAGCAGGCTCTTGAGAACTTTCACATAACCCTTGGTTAAGTCTGCAATGCCGCCGTCACCAGCAATGTTATTGCCCATGCCTGAGTCATCACCCAACGAGTCAATTTTTTCTGTAACCGTTTCGGGAATTTGTGGGAGTTTAGTAGTTGGGTCGTCAAGCTGTCCAGAAGTGCGTTTGATTTCTTCCAGAAGCGTATCTGAAGTATCAAACTTTTCAATCGTTTCAAAGGTTCCGTCCTGCTCATTATCGTCACCCTTACCGGGAGCATCAGATACTTCTTTAGGAATTTCTTGAGGTAAGATTGGCGGCTCCATTGTTTCAACAGCCGAGTCTTGCGTATCATCAGTGATGAATACGCCATCGGCATTACGACGAAAGCTTGGAGGACGAGGTGAACTTTCTTTGGATGTTCCAGACTCAACTTGACCGGAGTAATCTGGATCATCAGGGGCTGTTTCAACCTTTGCCCCTACGACCCCTGCGGGAACATCCAATGCCGCACCTCTAATTGCTGTTGCATTTTCAACATCGGATAATTTGCTTTCAGTAGTTGGAACAGACTTTGGAACAACCACTTCAGGCTCTGCCGTTCCAGTTAATACAGCAGTAGCGTTCGCAGCATCAGCAATCTTGTTTCCTGTTTCAGTCCCAGTAAATGCTTCGGGCAACGGACCAGAAACATTAATCAATTCTTCAGCAGGAGATTCAACCACCTGCTTAGTACTGGACGGGAAACTAAACTCATCAATGGCGTTAAGGACAGCGTTTTGTTCACTACTCAACACACTTTTTGGAACAACAGCCTTCGCTATGCCCGACTCTAGTGCAAAGTTAGCCGCGTCTTGTGCTTCTATACCACCGCCGATATTCTCACGGGGTCTAAACCTAATACGGTCATCGGAAAAAATATCCCCAGCGTAAGGGTCTCCCGACATTTCTGTTGCTTGAGAAGCTGGTATGCTTTCTCGAATTAAAGTCTCAAGACTCGACTCACCAGTGCCGCCAGCAAGGTTTTTAGAATACGTTCCAGCAAGCTGCTCACGTATAGCGTCACGAACAGTTTTGGA